CTGCATATATGTTGTGGGCTGATACAAGTAATAATATTTTAAAAATGCGTAATTCAGCAAATGATGGCTGGATTGATTTAAGAACATTAACTGGTGGCTTAACCTCTGCTGCTGATGCAACAATAAATTCTGTAACTGTAGGTAAAGGTGCAAACTCTGTTGCTGGTAACACTGTTCTAGGAGAGACAGCCTTAGATGCTTCTGTTACTGGTGGAGATAACACAGCTATAGGAAAAAATGCTTTAACAACTTTAACAAGTGGGACAAAAAATACTGCCGTGGGTGGTAGTGCTTTATCATTAACTACTACTGGC